CATTGTTTAATACCTGCTTTACGGTTTCTTTCACATTAGCAACTGTTGCACTAGGGCCAATAGGGAAGTGTTTGCTTAACATTTCTTCACACCCTTTGAAAGCATAGCTAGACAAGATAAAGTTAGTTACGTCGACACCGTAGATAGCCCGTTGTTTACCCCACTCATACTTTGTGCTCGACCATGCTTCCATAGATGGTGGTCTCTTCAGAAAGTGTCCTATGTCATAAGTAGGCATCCTGCTTAGCGCATAAAACTTATTGCGTAATCCCACGTCCTTAGCCTTAAACTCATCATCTTCAGGGTACTGTGAGTGGTAGGCACCAGTAGGCGACCACTGCCAACGCATAGCCCAGTGATTTGTCCATGTGCTCCTAGTAGGGGTACCACCACTGACTTTCACGCGTTTGAATAATTTTAACGCTCTCTCAAACACCATTTCCTTTGTGAAGTTTACCGTGTTGGGTTCAGTCCGGTTTTTGATTTCAGAGTTCCAATCGACCTCGCCTAAACCCCTATTGACTAACACTTCTAGTTCAAAGAACGGTGTAAGGTCCAAGTCAACGAGGTTCTGTACAGCTTTCAGCCTACCTGAAAATTGATTCTTTACCTGGGAAAAGAAATCAGCTACTGACCTGTAACGCCACTGCCAGATCAATGAATCCTTAATAATTTCTTTATGTCGTGGAGGTAATGCTTTAGCCCACACAAGCAACCCAGCTAAGAAACTTTCATGCAAGTCGAGCTTGGCTAAACTCTCAAGCAAGGGAAGCACGAATGGAACATCCCTTCTAAATACATCTAGCCCTATTGTCCGCAGCTCTTTTATAGTTATATGTCTAAGGTGCCTACTAGAAACTTTACATACAGGGGGTTCAGCTGATCCATCGAACCAAGTTCTCAACGTAGCAAGACGTGTTAACGGTACATTCTGACTAGACCTCTTTGTCACATGCAATACGTATTGTAATACCTCTCGCCTGTTAACCGGACCGTATGGAAACAGGTCAGGACCGTACTGTATTCTTGAAATCCGGAGCAGTACCGAACGGCCTTGTACATGCAACGGTTCATGCCTGGAAATGTAAGTTGCAGTGAGGTCCAAGCGCGCCATATACACACATTTAGTAAACACAACATCAGTGTCATACCTAGTATGTACATCACCTTCTAAGTTGATGCCCGGGTAGACATCTAGAAGGTGGAAATCCGCCTCTTCGAAAGAAGCTACCTCTAGTCCCCGTCTGTCAGCCTTGATACCTAGAGGTACCATATCAAGGCTTGCAAAGCTACGTCTAACTAGTCCTGCTCGTCTGGGGGACGTTCCTCTCGCTCTGTTTGAACTGGTATGTCTATCATGCGCGCTTCTGTAGGTGGCTCTAACAAGTTTGCACTGCCTGAAGCGGTTGGCATTGGTACCCCGGCAATCAGCTCTTGCACTTGAAAATCCGCCAAAGCGAGATCATAAGTGGTCAATATGTTTGCTGTAAATTTCTCACTATCTATGGGTACTTGCACAAAACCACGAATTGTGTTTATATTCCTCACGTCATAACTAGCTGCTCTAGCATTCCATAGTGGTTGTGTTTGTAAAACTGTTTCTGCTCTTGTCCAGTAACAAACAACTGCACAATCTGCAAGACTTTCAAAACTAGAACCAAAGCTATTGTACCTCTCTTCTATAAATTCAAGTTGGTAACTTACAGGCATGTCTAGCGTTGCCGGAGTCACTGGTGGCATCGCTATACTCACATCATTTGCAGCAAAAATGCGATGTGTACCATTCCGTAATGGGTGTGTATAGTTAACTGTATAGCCCTGCCACCTGCTAACAACACCATTAGCCCATAAATCATTATAGTTGTAAGCCTTTCTATATCTTCCCTTATAATACTGATGGACCGCGGGATTAATTGAAAATACTGATGAGTAAGGGGTGCCAGCCATTAGTGACCCGCCCAACCCTGTTATAAGTGCCACGCCTGATGGGCCAGCCATAGAGTTAAGTATTAAATCGTTATTTCGACCTGCTACATAACCGTAGTCAGCAATATGGTCTATAGTTATATTGCCAAATTTCATGTTTATAGTATAATAATCTCTTAACTTACCTTCTAACTGAGTAAAAACACCTGGCATGACAGGTTTAGGCACCGCCCTCCCTATCATCGCTGAAAACATCGAGTCTGCCCTAGTTGACGCATCTAAAGCATCAGCGTTATTGCCGTGGATTCTCTGTAGTATGTCCTCTATATGCTTAGCATTATGAGTAAACATATATTCACCCCAATACCAAGCAGTGTTAGCAAGCATTGATTCTAATATATTAGAGTCATTTGGTCTAGTTAGTTCACTCAACGTCTTGATAGCGTCTACCGATGTGGCAACACCATCTCCTTGTAGTAAGAAGTGAAATGCTGCCCTTTTCAACCCCAGTTTAGGCAAGCTTAACCTTCTCGGTAGGTGAGTCCACCAATGTGACTCTACCGTTTCATTTGCCGGTTGAGCCAACCAGTACTTAGCCGCTATTATGGCAGATTGCATATCTTCATGTAGTCTATGGTTTACTACAAACTTAATAATGATAGCTCGCATATCTGCAGCTGAGTAAGTACAATCTGTGTATAAATTTTCAGGCCCGTGATGCACATATATACTATTCTGTACAATTGCTAAGTCAATGTCTTGATCAATGAGAAAAGGAGTAGTTCTCAGGTTACCACACAACATTTTGTTCAATATGGCTGTCTCTTGAGTATTGAATCCTGACAAGTTAAGATATCCAGCCGCATTTACTAACCTGTCTACTAGAGCATCTTGACTTATATTATTCACGTTATATGCAGATAGGTTCCTACGTAATTCATTATGAGTCGCATTCAAATAAGTAGGCACGATAAACCGCCCACGTTTAAATCCATAATGGTTACCATAAGTAGGCCCACTCTCACTATGCCCGTCATTATACTTGTACATCTCCCACACATGACGTCGGTTCTCAAAGAAAGAGTTGAGATATACAGGATTATCTATCATATTCCCGTCACCATCATTAACTCTTGCTGCTGGTAGCGTGTCATACCAAGTGTGTATTTCTTCAATTAACTTCTGGGTACCAAAATCTGCTCGTGGGAGTGCTGCCCCAGTATTACCACGCGCCACTAACCTGACTAGTAGATCAAGTTTTTTCTCAGCGTCTACCTCGTCAATAAAAGGCTTCAAGTCGGGGGCGCTTATTCTGATCAGATAGTCTGTTTTTTCCATTCTCTCCGCTATTCTTAAAGTTTGGTAGTGTGCATACATCAAGTATAGTAACGCTATAGCATTATCATAGTAATCTGCTGCAAATACTGC